ACGGAGAATATGGTTCTCTACAAGATAGTCTATCGGTTAAATGATGTAATACTTCATCTCCAAGAAAAATAGCTACATGATTTAAAGTTGAATCTAAAATACTCATCAATAAAACATCTCCAGATTTTAATTTCTCATCTGGTCTAAGTTCTCTAAAACCTGTTCGCCAAGCATAATTTTCAAATAAAGGATTTTTCATAAATTCTTCTGGTGTTATCGTTCTTTCATAATCTTTTAGAGTTATACCCTTTTCTTGTTTGTAATAATCTCTTACTAAACTCCAGCAGTCTGTAATACCCCATACCCATTGCCGACCCAATAAAGGTGCTTCATAACCTTGTGGTTCGTAATATCCCCATTTCTTTGTTTTAGGATTAATAATATGCCACGGAAGTCCACTTTGTTCACACGCTACTTTATCTGCCTGACTAGCTTCTGGAGGTGTTGTTGGATGACTATGAACAACAGCAGTAACCTCTCCTATATTTGTAGCTTTTACATAATCTTCTGGATCAAGAATAAAACACTGATGTGCTGTCATTGAAAGATTACGACAAGGATAGTATCTTTCTTTACCTCTTACATTTAGCAAAAGTCCAACAGATTCTTTTGGATCTTCTGTCTCAGCGTGATTAAGTGCAGCTTCTTTCCAATTCATCCTACAGCTGTACCAATAGAAGGAAATTCTGCCCTAGTACATTGTCTACCTGCACGAATACCAGCAAGGTCAAAGACAGAAGCCAATTCAAATTGAACCACCTCTCTATTTTCTGCTGATTTTCTATCTATTTTGTAAATCTCTTGCGGAAACTCTGCCTGATCGTCTGGTGTGCCATAAGGATTTATATCCCCAGGAAAATTAACAGCATCAATAAATCTTGCAAGAGTTCTAATACGAGTCACAGTTGCACCTGTTAAATCATTACCAACACTTGCTTCATTTACCGATAATAAAATAGATGTAATTGTTCCTAATGCGTTTGATACTGTAAGAGTTGGTCGAGGTAACATTCCTTTCTGAAAAGCAAAACCTTCAGCTTTTATAGGAAATCTTTGATAACTATTACCAGCCCAAACTATCTCTTCATTATCTTTTAAAGAAGAACCAGCATGAAATCTATATACAGTAGTAACAAGATCTGGATTTCCTGTGGCATAATTTAGCCCTTCTTTCAAAGTAAGTACAAATAGTTCAATTATTGCTGATGGATTTGTATTTTGAAGATTACTGACAATAGCAGAACTGCTCATGGTTCAAACACCTCTCTAAATGTTGTTTGGATCGTAGCTCTATTGTTATATGGTATAGATTTTGACCAACTTTCGCAAACATATTGTCCAGCACCCGATAAAGTAATCGAAACATTACCACTATTAGTTGCACTAGCAGCAGCAGTAACAGTAAAGACATTTGAATCAGTAACCGAAGCAACAAGAAACGTACCATCAGTTGCCGATCCAGAAGTGTAATCAATAGTAAGTTCATCCCCTACAGCTAAACCATGACTTGAAATCGTAATTGTTACTGTAGTACCTGATTGAGAATAAGTTCCTGTCTTTGTGAACCCTTCTCCTGGTGGAGTAAAAGTAAAGCTGGCACTATCATTTGCTCTACTGTCTAAAAATCCTTCTATCGTATCTGCGTCTGTTTCAGATACGTTGAAAGTAAAGTTAAAAACTTTTGGATTTTGATGAGCAGCTAGTCCAAATAATATTCTGTGTTCGTAGCCATCAGCAAAACGAACTGTTCTAGTATTTGGTGCGGATCTTTTTTGTTGTCCGTATGTTGGTGTGATTGATGGAAAAGTAGCCATTATGCAAGTAAACCTCCAGGTCTTTTCTGCTTAATTAATTCTGATTCTATCGCTGCTGATAATGCTAGTCCTAACGCTTGCCCTTCTCCTTCATCTCCTTCTACATTAGAACCAGAAGCATCTACATTAACAACAATATTTGTAGAGCCTCCACCTAATTCATGGTTTGGTGTTATATGTCCACTAGAACCAGGTGTAAACATCTCAGGGCCACGTTCTCCAACTATATAACTTCTACCTCTGCTAACTGGCCCACCTTCTGCTCTAAAAAATCCACCAATCCCAGGAAGTCCACCAAGAAAAGCATTTACACCAAATCTGATAAGAGATCTTTGTATTTCTGAAAATACACTACGAGCAACATCTCCAAGAGTTTTAGTGCCATTTATTGCACCTTCTATTGCATCAACAAGACCTGTTTCTATTGTCGAAGCTATTCCTGCATATAAATCATTTAATTTTGTCAATTCATCTCTAAGTTTTACTGTATTTTCAATTTGCTGAACTTGTATCGGATTTAATTCGCTTAGTTTTATTTTCATTTTCTTTGCTAAATCTCCTTTTAATTTTTCAATCTCTGCACCTTGCCTTCCTAACTCAAGCTGATTCTGTAAAAACGTATTCTGATCTGTAATACTTTTTAATCCTTCATCAAGAATCATTTGCCTTCTTTGATCTAGTTCAACACCTTTCCCTATTTGTGCAAAATTTTCCGTTCTTAAATCAACTTCTTTGCTTAAACTATCTAATCTTTGTTGCAAATTAACTTTATTTTCTTGTTCCTTAATCTGTTGTTCAGCCGTTTCTTTTATTTGAGAAGGGAATAATCCACCACTTCCAAAACTAAATGGGCCAAGAGCGTCTTGCTTTATTTTTTTATCAAGATCCTGTAGATTAATTACTTTTAATTCTTCTTCAATCTTTCTCTGTTCAGCAATAAGAGCCTGTAAAAATGGATCTTGTCCTGCTCCTCCAAGTTTTGCTAATTCACTTGTTCTAGTTGCTTGTGCTTCTTTTTGTCCTGGAAGAAATTTTCGTAAAGCATTGAAAAGGTCAGCAGCAGCAACTTGAATTTGCAACATTGCTTTTTTAAATGAATTTCCTAATAATTGACTTCCTTCTGCAAACTCTCTCAAACTTCTAACTCCATCATCTCCTACAATTTTATTCATTTTTTCGGTAGCCATAGCTAAAGCAACGTGAGCACCTTGAGTCCGTTCTATAAATTTCAATCTTTCTGCTTCTGCTGTTCCAGCTAATCCTAATGAAACTGTAAGTTTATCTATATTCGGATTTATGTCGTCAAATGCTTTTCCTAATTCATTTATATTTGCAGCTAAAGTGGTTAGTTGCTGAAGGACAGCAGTAGCGACAAGACCTCCTGCAAAACCTCCCATCTGACCACCGATCTTAGTTCCTGCAAAGCCACCAGCAAATCCAAATGCACCTCCAATCGGCCCTTGTCCAAATAACAATGGAAACGCTCCAGAAATAGCTCCACTTGTTAATGCTGCTTTATTACTTCTGTTATTAAATTTATCAAGTTTATTTCCTTGAGCTTGTGCTTTATTGTTTTTAATTTGTGCATCTGTATTCCTATTAATCGAAATTGTTTCTCGACCTAATGCTGTGTTTTGTTTATTTGTTGCTATTAATGCTTCTTTATGTCTTTGAGTTCCAATTTCTAAATTATTTGTATATTCTTCTAAGGCATCTGATACTGCAAACTGAGCATTAGCTGTTTTACCAAATGCTCCTTGAGCTTTATTAACTGCTTTGACAATATCATCCATATCTTGCCTATATTTCTTCAAATCATTACGAGCACCTGCTCCTCCTGCACCTCCCGTATTACGGGGATTCATTATATCTATCTGACGAATATCATCTACGCTTTTTGTTAATTGTTTTACTTTCGTATTTAATCTATCAAGACCAGACTGTCCTTTTATTCTTAAATTTATATTTACACCGTAATCGGCCACAGTAAAAACAAAACTTTATTTTAGTGTACCGCTTTTAGCGTTTTCTTGCTTGTGCTTTTTTCTTTGCATCTTCATAGGCTTTATCTTCATATTCTTTCTTTAACTCATAGTAAGCAAGCCAATTTATATATTCTTCATGCGTTAATTTATTTGTAAGCTCTTGAATTGTCATTCCTAGCTCTGAAGCTAAGAAAAACATAAAAAACCAATCGTTTTTAGCTTTTTAAATCTGCTTTCGCTTCCTCCAACTTATATTCAGAACCAGAATTTATCATTGCAAGTTGGATGTCCTGCAAAATTCCTGCGTTTACTTCTCTTCGTAAAGCTGCTTTGTGACCATCTTGAAATAACCTTTTGCCATCTTTATCTAATGCTTTTGTAATCATAAGATTCAAAGCAAAATCATCATTAGTTCCTGAATCTCCAGATTTTGCAACAATCGCTTCTCTTTCTGCAATCGTCAATGGATTCCAGTAAATTTTTAGAATTGTTGCATCTCCCTCTTTCAATTCATACAAATATTTTTGTTGAACACCAAATTTGTTCTTGAGCAGTTCAATCGCTTCCATAAATTTATTAGATTGCTATTCTATTATACTAGGCGTTTGCTGAAAATTGACAAGATATTATTCCAATGAAATGACTTCTATCCTCTATTTCCAATGGAGTTGGGCCATTAATATCTAATACTCTAGGTTTACAACTAAAAGTATCTGAATAATTAGAAGCATTTACTGAAGTCAAACCATCAATAACAGCTTCCCCTATCGCAGATAAAACAGAAGTACCTTTTGATTTTGGAACGTAAATATTGCATTGGATAACACCAGCATAATAATCTGAGGATGCTCCCTGATTTTGTTGTGTTGATTGACTAAAATTCAAACTCATCAAAATATACTTTTTAGTTTTTCCTGGAGTTGTGTAATGAACATTGTCATAAACCATCTGAACAGTATTATCTGCTGAAGCAACTGCATCTGTAACTGCTTTTTCAAATGCTGCTCTGGTGTTTACTAAAGTCATGCTTCAAATCCTGTATATGTAGTACCTGAGAACTTCTCTGATACTCCTCCTCCTATAAATAGTTTACCTTTATCTGACATATTTTCTTTTATCAAACGACCTAATTGACCTTGAACAAACCTTTGAATTTCTCCACTTTCTAAAACATATTGAGAATATTCTGCTTTGTTTCCAATAAAAACTGTTTTTTTATAATTAAATACTCTATTTCCTGATCCTACAGGAAATCTTGGTCTAACAACTGGTTTTGGTGGTCTAATTTTTTGACCTTTTGAATATGCTTTCCATACTAGCTGTCTTTGAGTTGCCCAGGGTTCATAATTTTCTACTTTATGATTAGCTGATACTGGACTATTCTGTGCCTTCCAGCTAGAAGCAAAAAATCCTGTGAATACAGGCATTGTTGTTGGTTCGGCTTCATTTCGATTAGATAATTCAAAATGAACATCTTTTATAAGTTTATTAAAATCACTACTAATTTTTCTGTCTAAATCTTTTGGTAAATCCTTTAAAAATTTTGTTGCCATTAGAAACGCACCAAGATAATAAAGAGGTAAACCTGTCCACCTTTTTTAGTATCAATATCAACTATCTGTGCAACTCTACTAGAACCTGCAAAAGTTAATGTAATCTCATCATCTAAATCTGCCTGATTATCTCCTATCTGATCTGGTGTTATATATAGTCTCGCCTGTCTCATTTCCTGACCAGTTTCTTCTTCTGATTTAACAAAAGTTATTGGAGCGTTTATGCTATAGCTTGTATCAGTTGTAGTTAATGCACCTGTAGAAGTGTTATAACTAGCTGATGCTTTCTTTGTATAAGTAATAGTGTGATCTAAAGAAGAGCCTAAATCAGAGACTACACTTTTAGCTACGTTCTTAAATAGTGAATCTAATTGACCTGCCATTATCCTCTAACTACTCTCATTTGAAAACTACCTGCTCCACCTAGCATATATGCTCCAAGATAACTTTGTAACCACGGGTAAACATCTAAGATATTATTAACAGAACCAGTTCCTTGACTATCAGTATTATATTTAACCTGCAAATCTCCTAACTGTACTTCAGAAAAATTACCATCTTTACCAGTAGTACCAGTAATAGCATCAGTATCATTTGCCAATGCTCTAGCTAATTCATATTGTGCATATTTAATGTTATTAGGAATTAATGTACAAGTTAATTCAACTCCATCTACCTGATAATTAGTTCTAGGAAATTTAAGTGCTTGACCTTCATCACATCTATCTCCGTAGTAAACCAAAGTTTCAATCCATCTTGTAGCTGCTATTAATGCTCTGTTCTTTTTATCATCTTGTTTATTATCCCATTGCGTAGAACTTGGGACAGTTTCAAAGTATGCGTCTGCTTCAGCTAATGTGACATAACTATTAGCATTAGCTCCTTTTATTGTTGCGTCTATAGTTGCTGCCACGATCTATAAAGTAATTTAGTTTTATTGTAGCGTAAAGAAAAAACCCCACCAATAATTGATGAGGTTTTATGACCACTAATTAAATA